TCACGGACCCTGACCTGATCGCCCGGCCACTGGCGGGATCGCGGAGGGCCAGGCGGGAACTGACCCTTGAGGATTTGGTGCAGGCCCAAGACCAGGCCGCCCAGCCAGAGATCATCAAGTCCATCGAGAATCAGCTTGGCAAGGGCCAGCAGTACGGCGACCTTGCCAAGCAGACGCTCCGCTACGACGTCGGGCTGGGCCTGCCGTTCTCGGACTACAGTTCGATTGGCTTCAACATCCCGGGCGGCGGCAAGCTCGCCAGCGGCCTGGACCGGCTCGGGCAGATCGCTCGCTGGTCGAGCCCCGGCCGGCAACTCTATGCCGCTTTCGACAAGGACACCTTCGGGGCCACCGAAGAAGCCGGGCAGATCATCGGCAAGGAGGCGGCCACCGCCATCCGGGCAGCCGACGAGAAGAGCGGGGCGGAGATCCAGGAAATCCTTGGCAAACTTCTGCCGGACGCATTCAACGACGCCGACCTCTCCAAGAGGGTCCGCCGGATTCTCACGAACTCCACCAAGGGCGCGGACCTCGATCTGGTTACGCCCGGGGCGGCAGGGTTCCGGCAAGACATCAAGGACTTCGTGGACTCCTGGAGCGCCCCAGGCGGGCTGCGCGACCAGTTCCTCGACCGGAGAGCGGAAGCCGGGCTCAGCAGCAAACTCTGGGAAAGCCGGTTTGGCTCGAAGTATTTCCCTCGCCGCATAGACGACCTCTCGTTCTTATCCAAGATCGAGGACCGCATGGCGACCGGGGCGGCCAGGCACTCCAAGGGCGCCGGATCAGGCCGGGCGCTCGGCACCACCACCGCCGACCAGCTTCCGCGTAAGCGATTCATGGACGTTCCGGGCGCCGAGGACATGCTTAATCGCCTGTCGCTCGACACCAACGTAGCCGGCCCGAACCGCACGAAGATCACTGACGACGCTGCTGCCCAGTACATCAAAGACCAGATCGACCAGGAGATCGCCCGCCGGTTTCCGCTCCAGAACGTGGGCGGCAAACAGGTCCGGTTGATGCCGAACGGGCAGGAAGTCCCTCAGTACAGGCTCTCCTCAGCCAAAGCACTAGCTCGGGTTCTGCATCAAGTCGATGAGAACTCCATCAAGTCGGGCCTGCCAATCTTCGGCTCGCACTTCGCCGACGATCTCCGGAGGTACGTGCGCGGCAACGAGCGGGCCATGGCCGTAGCCAACGTCATGTACGACTTCATGGGGGGAACGGCCAAGAACATCCCGGCCGGCAAGGTCAATCAGGGCGGGCACATCCCCCTGTCGAACGCAGTCAAGGCGCTCGGCCTCAAGACCATCGACAACCGCAAGTTGATCGGGCCACTGGCGCAGACGGGGGCGCCCAAGAACACGATGCTGTTCGCTGGTGCGGCCGAACAACTTTTGAGCCGACTCTCGGCGCGGTTCCCGAACGCCGCCCAGGAAATGAAGGGCTTCTCGCTCGACAAGCGCATGCTGGAGCGGCTCACGCGGATCGCCGACTTCTATGACTACCCCCAGGTTCAGAAGGGGTGGATCAAGATGTGGGATGATTTCACGCGAATCTGGAAGGGCTCGATCCTTGCCTTCCCCGCCCGGTTCACGCGCGACTGGTACTCGGGCGGCTTCTCCAACGCCGTTGAAGTTGGCGTGGGGTCGGACCTCGTTCGCGGCTACGCCGGGGCCAAGTATTTGATCCAAGGCCAGTTCGACCGGCTGGATGAAATCCTGAATCAGATGCCTCGCTACAAGCGACTGACAAACGCGGTGGACCGCAAGAACTTGTTCGAGCGTGACCTTGCTTCCTCGGGACTGCTGGGCGGACGGCGATCAGTGGATCTTGCCGATGCCGCGAACACCATGCAGTCCGGCGTGGACGTCGCAGACGAACTGATGCCGGGCATGAACCCCCGCACGACGGTTGGCTATCAGGTTGGGGACATGCTGAAGGGGCGGACTCCGCTCGGGGCCGACAAGGCAGCGTATTCGGAGTTGGGCGGAGACTGGACGAAGTTCTTTGAGACCGGGTGGAAACGCCCCCGCGATGTGGGCAACCCGATCCTGCGCTGGTCGCAGAAGCTGGGCGACACCACCGACAGCATCAATCGCGCTGCCGGGTACATGGGACTTCTGCTCAAGGGAATCGACCCTCTGGAAGCGGCTCGCCGGATGAAGGCCGCCCATGTGGACTACAGTTCTTTGACCACCTTTGAGCGCAACACCATGCGCCGCTTCATCCCCTTCTGGTCCTATACCTCAAGGATCGGCAAGTGGGTGGCGACCAAGCTGTATGAGAATCCGGGCGGGCGGTTCACGCAGTTCGGCCTGCGGGCCCCCGACGCGATCCTCTCCCGGGACGAGGAGTACACCCCCGAGTCCATCCGCTCCAACTACGGCATGCCCGTCAGCCCCGGGCTGGCCAGGCCGTTTGGCAAGCAGGCAGAGGGGGCCACGCCATGGCTCACCGACATCGATCTCCCGGGCATCGACACGCTGAACATGTTCCGCCCTGGCTTCAAAGCAAACGGCATGCTTAGCGTTCCGCAGACCGCATGGAACACCGCCCTGGATTTTGCCTCACGGTCGCTCCATCCGGTCATTCGGGCCGGCGTGGAGGGAGGAACCGGCATCAACCTCTACACGAAGCGTCCGAAGAAAGACTGGACGCCAGCGCTAAGCGAGTTGGCCCGGGACGTAGCAGGCATTCCGCCGGGGAGCATGTACGGGCAGTGGATCAAGAGCGCGGCGCCACTTGTTGACCTCATCCCCTTCGCTTCTCGTCCTATGCAAATCGTCAACCGCCTCATGGACGAGGAGAAGATTCCAGATTTCCGGGACCGCCTCTATCAGATGGGCGTCAATGCCTTTACCGGCGTGAAGTTCCAGAACGTCAGCGACGATGCAAGGCGTATCGACATCCGCCGCAAGATCGGCGAGATGGCCCAGGAAGATCCGCTGATCCGGTCTATGACTCGGCCGTGGATCCCCGAAGACGACATGCCCTACGTTGACCCGATGATGCTGAACCTGCTCGACCTCGACCAGCAGATGGCCCGGGAATCGGCGGCGGAGCGGATGGCCCGGGAGGGACGCCCCGCTGCCCGCCGCACACGAAGCCGCCAGACCGATCCGCTGAGCTACTTTGAGTAGGGATCGGCGGCGGCGAAGGGCACTGCTCATCGAGCAAGGTGCGGTCCACGTAGAAGCGGTAGGCCAGCCCGGGGCTCAGGTGCCCAAGAAACCGCCCGGCTGACCCAGGCTGGGCAATCTCGCAATGAGTGGCCCCGGAGCGCCTCAGCCAGCGCGGGGTGCCCGACATGCCGGCCTGCTTGCACAGGGCCTTGAAATGCTCCCGGCACTGCTTCTTTGCGATGGCCCAGCGGAAGAAAGTTCGGCCCCCTCCTAGGACACTTAGTTTCGTGAGAACGTCCAGGCACGGCTGCGACAGGCGCTTCGGAACCTGCTCGCCCGTCTTGTTCGGAACGACATACAGACGCTCGCCCCGCAACTGCTCGCACCGCAGGCCGAGCAGATCCGAGTACCGGAGGCCCGTCTCGAAGCCGACCCGGACGAACGCCTCGTAGAACACCGACGCCGGGCAGCGGCTCCGTTTAAAGGAGTACGTCAACGAGCGGGCCGCAGCGATCAGGGCCGACAACTCAGCCATCGTCCACGCCACGGCGGGCTTCGGGCGATTCTTGACTTTGACGACGCGCCTGGGATAATCCGCCGCCAGCCCGAGATCGCAGGCGTGACGCCACAACGTCAAGGCCATTCGTCGGTAGTTGGCCCGCGTGGTGGGTGACTGGCCGAGCGAGGCCAGCCAGCGGTTCACCAAGGAGTCTTTCAGCGTCATTGGAGTGATGCCAGCGGCCCGCATGGAGCGGGCTACGCGGTGCAGGGCCGTCTCGTAGTCGGCCGTCACCGCTCGCTCATCGCAGTACAAGGAGGCGATTTCGATCATGTCATCCCTTTCCGCCCAAAACGGAAAGGGAGAAATATCACAGCGTTTAGAAACCAACACCCCTCTCTTGGGGTCCCCGGACCAAGCGTGCCCCACTGTGGGGTCCACCTATGACGGGGTTGTCGGTTCTAATGGCCACCGGCTTCATAAGCCGGGTGTCGCCGGTTCAAGTCCGGCCGCTGCTACTTTCTCCCTAACCGAAACAATCGGCGCTTACCACGCCGACAAAGGTTGGTTCTCGAAGAGCCAACTGTGGGACCTCGTCACCCGAGGCCCGCAGGTGTTCTGTGCCCGGCACATTGCCTGCACAGACAACAGTAGGCTCGCCCACCCCGCCCTGAGTAGGGGTACGCTTGTCCATGAATGGGCAGAGCAAGGGGAGAAGGCCTGGTGGTCTCGGGTAATAGAGATCCCTGAGTCCGCCTTGGGGTCTGGTGGCCGGCGGGTCAAAGCCACCGACGAATGGGAGCAGGACACTCTGGCGAACCGGCCAGACGCCATCCTGCTCAAGGGCGACGAGATTGCGTCCTATCGGTCGCAGTTCGCCTCCATCCTGGCCAACCCCATCTTCGGGGAACTCTCGGCCTCCACCACCCACCGGGAAGCATCGGTGCGGTGGCGGGACGAGGCGACCGGCCTGCCCCTGAAGTGCCGCCCCGACGCGATGACGGACGCCTGCCTGTGGGACATCAAGACCACCAAGGAGCAGGCCCCGCTGGAGACGTTCTGGAAGAGCGTCGTGGACTACGGCTACGCGATGCAGCAGGTGCATTACCTCGCCGGGGTCCAGGCGGCTGGGTTCGACGTTGATCGGTTCGTGTTCTTGGTGACCAGCACCGTCCCGCCCTACGCCTGCCATGCAGTGACCCTGCCTGCGCGTTTGGTGGCACGGGCCCGCAAGCAGTGGCGGCGGACGCTGGACGAGATCCAGTCGCGGATCGAACTGGATTACTGGCTGCCCGCTGATTCCGGGCAGGTGACTGAGTTGTTTGTTCCCGAGAAGTACATGGAGGAGCGGAATGGTTATCGACCATCAACTGCCTGGGTGCAGTAGTTCACCCGAGATTGCGGAGATCGTGAAGGCGCTGTGCAAGGCGCAGATGGAGTTCAAGGCCATCAAGAAGAGTGGCGTCATGGAGATGCGGGATCACCGCTATCGCTACTCGACTTGGACCGACATCTGTGACGCCCTGTATCCGGCGCTCCATAAGAACGGGATCGTGTTCATGCCCCTGCAAGGAAGGCAGGGCGACACGTTCGTGATGATGGGCATGCTCCTGCACGGGGAGAGCGGCCAGTGGGTTTCTTCCACGGCTCCGATCCGCGACGTCATTGCCGACAACCTCGGCATTCGCGGTGACAGCCAGTCGTTCGAGATCGCCACCACCTACGCCAAGAAGACCTTGCTCAAGGCCATGGCCGGCGGGTGGGAGGAAGGCGACGAGGCCCAGGAGCAGCAGGCTGCCGTCGAGCAGGTCGAGCGCAGCAAGGAGGAGATCGCGCTGCTGGAGAAGGTGAAGGGCCAGTTGGAGTTGGTGAAGGGCAACCGGCAGAAGCTGGAGTCCGTGCTGGGAAAGATCGACGCCGCAGTCAAGGACGGGCGGCTCAAGGAGGAGGACGCCAAGAAGTTCAAGGACGAGTACCCGCTGCCAGAGAAGGCAGCCAAGAAGGAGGTAGCAGTTGCTAACTGACCAGCAGGTTGACGAGTTGGAGCGGGCCATCGTGTACAGCACGTTGGACAACCTCCCGCTGATTCTGTCGCGGGCCATCCCGCTGTTGTTCTCTGAGTTGCGCACTGTGCGGGCGGCGCTTGATGCCCGCGTTAACTCTTTCCTGGAGGGAATCACGGATGATTGCCGAAGCGATGAGCCCGCAAGTGCAGGAGTGGATCCGGAGGGACTACGAGTCTGGAATGACCCTGCTGGAAGTGGGGCTGAAGTACCACTGGGTAACGAAGCGCGACCTGAGGAGCGTGCTGGAGGGGACGATTCGTCCGGGGGGCGGCCCGTCCAGGGAGGAACTCAGCGAAGAGGAACTCGTCGCAAGAAGGGACGAGATCAAGGAGAGGTGGACGCCGGAGCAGGCAAGGCTGAGGTGGGTGGGCCGCTACCTGTCGAGGCCGGAGTCCCTGGGATCCTCCCTATCGAAGGCTCTCCGCGAACTCGGGGGTGACGCTTGAAACCCCAGCAATGCGAGGCCCTGCCTCTGTTCGATCACCTGCTTCGTGATTACCAGAAGGAGGCGATTGAAGCTCTCCGAAGGGACTGGAGGCTGGGGCTCAAGAAGCTGCTGCTGGAGATCCCCACTGGGACAGGCAAGACAAGGACGTTTTGCCTGCTTCCCAGGCAGGGGGCCCGGACGCTGGTGATCGTCCCGCTGATCGAACTCATCACGCAGACGGTCAATACCATCCGCTCGCTGCGGAACTGCGAGCCAGACGTCGAGCAGGCGGACCTGTCAGCCGTTCCCGAGACGGAGTTCGTGGTGGCGTCATGGCAGACGCTGGTGCGGAACGACCGCTACAAGAAGTTCGTGGGCAAGGTGGATCTGGTGGTGGTGGACGAGGCCCACTGGGGCTTCACCGCCCAGGCCAGGGACATCCTCCAGCAACTGGTGGACGGTGGAGCCAGGGTGCTGGGCTGCACGGCCACGGCGTACCGGGCGGATAAGGTCAGCCTGCTGGGGTTCTACGAGAAGATCTCCTACTGCCTGTCCCTGCGGAAGGCTATTGACGATGGCTGGCTCTGCCCTCCCCGGGTGAAGGTCCACTACGTCCAGAGCATCAACCTCTCAAAGCTGGCCAAGAAGGCAGCGTCCGACTTCCAGGCCGAGGAACTGGACCGCATCCTCCGCTCCGAGGAGGCCCTGCACGACATCGCTGGGCTCATCAAGCAGAACCACCGCCCGGGACAGCCCGCTCTGGTGTTCGCCCACAGCGTCAAGCAGGCGGTCCTGCTGCGGGATCTGCTGCTGGACCGGCACGCCATCGAGGCCAGTGTGGTTCATGCCTATCAGTCAGACGAGGAGTATCGGTCTGAACTCAAGGCCTTCGTGTCAGGCAATCGGGAGTTGATTATCAACGTAGGCATCCTAACCACTGGCTGGGACCATCCACCTGTTTCAGAGATCTTCATTGCTAAGCCAACGAAGGCCCTGAACAAGTACACCCAGATGGTCGGGAGAGGCACCAGAACCCTCGCTGGGGTCCTGGAGGGCTGCGAGACGGTCGAGCAGCGGAAGGCGGCTATTGCGGCCAGCCAGAAGCCCTACTTCGTCATCCACGACCTGACGGATTCCAGCCGGTGCCACCAACTTTGCACGGCCCTGGACGTCCTGTCCGAGCAAAAGAAGGACATAAAAGTCAAGGTCAGGGACAAGCTCACGGAAGAGGCGTCCCTGGAGGAGATCGACGCAGCCGTTGCCGAGGAGATGGCGGCGGAGGCAGAGGCCGCAAGGCTGGAGCGAGAGGCTGAGCGAAGGCGCCGAGCGGCCCTAGTCGTCGGCGTGGAGTTCGGCTCCGAGGACCGTGATCCATTTGCCGCAGCAGACCGGACTGACGCTAGGCGGCGGACATGGCGCATGCCCTTCGGGAAGTTCAAGGGCCAGCCCATGGATTCTCCTGTTATCCCTACCAGTTATCTGGAGTGGATGCTCCGGGAATCCAAGCTCACTCCCATGTGGCGGTGCGCCGTCACGGCCGCCGTGGAGCGCCGGAGAAGCCCCGGGGCCAAGGTGTTTGATTCAGCCACCGGCCAATGGATTGCCGCCCATGAAGGATGACGCCACGTTCCTGTCCAATCTGGCGGCCAGCGAAGAGGCTGTCCGCGCCCTTGCGTCATCGCTGCACGGCGAGGGCGTGGGGGTGTTCGTTCCGCCCGTCGAGGTTCGCCCGTCGGCCGACCAGCGGATGGCATTCGCCGACAAAGGCGACCTGATCCTTTCTGGGTTAAGGGTCGAGGTAAAGCATCGAGGCTTTAACTTCAAGGATAGGGATTCCTATCCACACAAGACTGTGTTCATAGACGAGAAGTACAAGTTCGATGCCAAGGCCGACATCCCCTTGCTCTGTTATGTGAACCTAAGCCATGACATGAAGTGTGCCGCAGTCGTCTACGGATTCACGCGGCATCGCTGGACGCTCGACCGCAGGCCCAGCAAGGAGGAGGGGCGCCTGATCGTCAACTATCAGGTTGACAAGCGCTGGGTCCACTTCTGCCCGCCCAATCGTTTGCTGGGCTGAAACGAGTATTGACAGAGCATTTACAACGAAATCAGCGGTGTTTTATTTACTGGCCGGGACCACCGCACCGAAATGAAAAAACGCCAGCCTAAACAATCCGCCCTGAACTTGATCGGGCGGCCGAGTTACGACAGCACGAAATCCGGGCAACGGGCAGGTGTTAGATCCTGCATGGACGCTACGCCCCGGTGGAACGCTGAAACTAGGGCCAAATAAGGCTGTCGTGGCTACCCCTCTGGGGTTGCTGAGGAAGGGACCCGGGCCCTTTTCAGCACGGAAGCGGTGCGCCCGGAAGTAACACCTGAGGATTAAGCGATGAAGGTTTCTTACAAGACTGCTGATGGACGGCTGACCGTGGAGGTGGAGGGCAAGGATAACAAGGACGTGTTCGCTCAACTAGCCCTGTTCCAGGAGATCTACGAGACCCGGCGGTGCGGGGCCTGCGACAGCGAGCGGGTCCGCATGATCGTCCGGGAGGTAAAGGGCAACACCTTCTTCGAGTTGAAGTGCATGGACTGCGGCTCGGTCCTGGCGTTCGGCCAGAAGAAGCAGGACGGCAGCCTGTTCCCGAAGCGGAAGGACAAGGACGGCAACTGGCTGCCCAACGGCGGCTGGGTCAAGTGGTCGCCCCGCGATGCAGACGGCGACGAAAGCCCGTTCTAGGAGATCGAGATGCCACGGAAGGCACCCAACAAGAAGAGGCTGGCACAGGAGGAAGCCCGCAGGCTGCTGGCTTCCTACGCGGAGTCGCACGACCGATGTGCCATCTGCCACTTCAGGAAGTACCGGCCGGGCCGGCGAATGGAAATCCACCATATCGTCGGCCGGTTCGGTGCCACCCCGCACGACCATCGCGGGCTGGTGATGTTGTGCAACACCTGCCACCACGCGGTCCACAACCGGGTCCCGCCGCCATTCGACGGGCTCAAGAACGCGCACGTTCTCACTGCCAAGGAGGAAGAGGACGGCGAGGTGGACCTTGTGTACCTGGCTGGATGCAGGAGGAAGAAGCACCTGGGCTACGACCCGGAGCCAATCCCAAAGGCTTATCTCGATGAGAGGTCCGAGAATGACGAACGGTGAGTTCATCGAGGTCGTCGGCGGCCCGCTCGACGGATCGCGGATGGAGTTCGTGGAAGAGACGCGAATGGGGTTCACGCATGTAAGCGGAAACAAAGCCTATCGGTACACCCTGAAGCAGATAACGCCACAGAAGGGCGAGTTCATCGTCAGGCGCAGGTACGTCCTGGAGGGATTCATCAGTGGTAAACGGAAAACAAAAGGGGAAGAGGGGGGAACTTGAACTATGTCATGTGCTGAAAGAATCGTTCGGGTGGGATGCGGAGAGAAGCGTCCAGTACAACGGAAATGCGGGGGACTCGGACCTGCTTGTCCGGCAGATGCCGGCCATGTTCCTGGAGTGCAAGCGGGTCCAGAGCCTGTCGGTCTCGAAGGCGATGGAGACGGCGGTGCGGCAGGCGGGCTCGAAGCTGCCGTGCCTGTTCCACCGGAGGGACCGGGAGCCGTGGCTGCTCACGATCCGTCTTGCCGACCTGATGGAACTCTGCCGGATGGTCACCCAATCGAGCGCTATGCAAGTGGGGCGGTGCGCTCCCACTTGCCCCAGCGATTCGACCTCATCCCCTCCGCCGGAGCCAGGCGCGTAGCCGAAGCCATGGCGCACGGGGCCGAGCGGTATGGCGAGGGGAACTGGACCAAGGGCATGCCCGTGAAGTTCCTGCTGAACCATGCCCTGGCCCACATCTTTGAGTACCTGTCGGGCGACCGCAGCGAAGACCATCTCGGGCACGCCGCCGCCAATATGTGCATGGCCTGCCACTCGGAGGAGGCTTGGCCGGCAATCAATCAGGCCCCCGGGAAGGATCAGCCATGAAGCAAAAGCGCCCCGTCGCCTACCTGTTCCAACAGCGCGGCTACTCGGAATACATGGAGATCTTTCGGTTCAAGAAAGAGGCTTTGGCTGAAGCCCAATACTGCCGCTGGCTCGGGCAGCCCTCCACGATCACGCCCCTGTACGCAGGCAAGCCAGTGAAGGTGAAGCCATGATCCTCCAATGCAACCCGCCCATCTGGGTCACCACGCCGCTCGGTGAGGGGCATGCACTGTTCTTGATTGACTATGGCCCCAGCGTCAACACGATCTGGGTGGTGCATCAGTTCGAGGATGGGCGCGTCGTGCATGTAGACAGCTCGGAGATCCGCGTCATGGGCAATCCCATGTACGGGATCGAGCATCCTGAAACGCCGGTTCGTTCGATGAATAAATAACCCTTAGCAGGCAGGGAGGCCTAGATGGGTAAAGTCAACTGGACGATTGAGCCGACCGAGAACGGAGTCCATCGCGTCTCGTTTACGGGCAAGGGCACCGCCGAGATGTGGGTGCTGCTGTCAGCCGACTGGCATTGGGACAACCCCAAGAGCCGGCTGGATTGCATCGAGCGCGACCTCAAGGAGGCGAAGCGCATTGGTGCCATGGTGATCTCCTGCGGGGACCACTTCTGCGCTATGCAGGGGAAATACGACAAGCGGTCCAGCAAGGACTCGATCCGCCCGGAGCATCAGACCGGTAGCTACCTGGACGCCCTGGTGGAAACGGCCGCCGATTTTCTGACGCCCTACAAGGAAGTCATGGGCTTGATCTCGGTCGGCAACCATGAGACGGCGATCTATGGCCGTCACGAAACCTGCCTGACCTCACGGCTGGTTGAGCGGCTGCGGACCTCGGGCAGTCCGTGCCGCAAGGGCGGATACAACGGCTGGCTTCTGTTCCGCCACATGTGCAATGACGGCAAGCAGGGTGGCGAAGCGTACCGCATGTACTACCACCACGGCTCGGGCGGGGATGCCCCGGTCACGCATGGCACCATCGCCATGTCTCGGGTCAACCAGTTCGTGGACGCCGACTGCATTTTAAGCGGACACCTGCACATCAAGAACCTCTCGAAGTCCGCCCGGGAGAAGCTAACCCCTGCCGGCAACCGCAAGGTGTACGAGACGGCCCTGGTGCGTTGCTCGACCTACAAGGACGAATACGCGCCCCTTGAGGGCTGGCATCTGGAAAAGGGCAAGGGCCCCAGGCCAACCACCAACCCGTCGTACTGGCTGCGGTTGCGCGTGGACAGGAACCGGGTCATTCACGCCACCTTCCATGACGCGCCACCGGAGTGAGCCATGTCCAGCGACCATCACTTCCTGGTCAACGGAGTTCGTTGGCTCTGGCGGTACACCAAGCTCAAGGGTCAGGCCCAGGGCTGGACCTTCATGCCCGACCCCAAGAACCCCAACGTCAAGAAGAAGGTGTTGATAGACGAACGGCTTACTGGAAGGGCCCGCCTCAATACCGAGATCCATGAGTTCCTGCACGCGGCTAATCCCACGCAGAGCGAGGAGCATGTCTCGCAGCAGGGGGATGACCTGACCAGGATCCTGTGGGCATTGGGGTACAGGCTCAAGGAGAAGCCATGAGACTGCCGTGGGAGGTGATCGCCGAGGTGGATCCCGAGATCCTGCTGGCTGACGGGCTGGAGGACGCCTTCCTAGGGCTGTCCTGCGGGCATCACCACAAGCCAGTGGCCTGCTACTCCTACGAGAAGGCCCTGGAAGTCTTCGAGGGCCAGGGGATGTCCCGAGAGGAGGCTGAAGAGTGGATGTCCTTCAACGTGTTATCGGCGTATGTCGGGGAGTACACGCCGATCTTTATCCAGAGTCCATGCTGCGAGGACGAGGCCGAATGAATGCCCATTGCATGCAGACCCACTGCGGAAGAATGGTTGACCTGGCTGCGATAACAGAGGAGGACGTCTACCTCGAAGACATTGCCCACGCCTTGTCCCACATCGTGCGATTCACCGGCCACGCCAATCGCCCCTACACGGTGGCCCAGCACAGCATGCTGGTGGCGGACCTGTGCCCCGACGAGCATCGCCTGTGGGGGCTGATGCACGACGCCTGCGAGGCCTACGTCGGGGATGTCTCGACCCCACTCAAGGCCATGCTGCCGGACTACCGGGAGGTGGAGGAGCGCGTTCAGAAGATGATCGCCGCCCGCTTCAATCTCCCTTGGCCGATCCCGGATGTCGTCAAGGAGGCAGACCGGGAGGCCCTGATGATTGAGAAGATGGACCTGTTCGACAAGGCGCTGCCGTGGCCGGGGGATTTCCCGCCCCGGTCCAAGCGTCAGATCAAGAACGTCCTAAACCCCGAGTCTGCCAAGTGGTTGTTCGTTGAGATGTACAAGGAGCTTTCCGGTGAGGACGCCTGAAGAAGAGATGTTTGCCGGTGGGTGGAAGTGCCTGTGCGCGGGCGTAATGCTCCAGGCGGTCGAGCGCCTGCGCAGCGTGAGGCTCTGCACGGCGGGCTCGAAGTATCACAGCCACGACACCGGGGGCATCGACAAAGAGTCCCTGAAGCAGCGGGCGCAGGCGCAAATATGGATGGCCGGGGGCACTGGCGTAATCACTTTTGAGGACTGCTGCGAAAGCCTTGGGGTAGATCCAGGACGAGCAAGGCAAATGCTACAGGGCTATCTCAAGAGGTATGGATCGTAGTTAGACGCCATTCCAAACCAGTGTTACTCTCTCCAAATGAGGAAGCGAGGAAGGCCAAGGAAGGTGCCCGAGAAAAGGGAGCCGCAGCCCTGCGTGGACTGCGGCCAGCCCGGGTCTTATGGAGTGGACCCCTACGGCGTGCCGTCGGATCAGTGGAGGTGCAGGCCGTGCTATGAGCAGGCCTGCCGCAGGGTGGTCAGGGAAGACTACCTCACTCGATACGGGCGATAGCGCATGTCCCTCACCCCAGAGCAGCAGGCATTGGCCGAGGAAGCGGCCAAGCTAGTGCCCGTGTGCATCCGCGTGTTCCTTAGGCACATGCCCTGCCTGCGTCCTGTGGCCCAGGTGTGCGACCTGGAGTCGGCTGCCTACGTAGCCTGCTGCAAGGCGGCGAGAACCTACGATCCGGGGAGGGGCGTGGGAGTGAGTGCCTACTTTTCAGTGGCCATCCGCAACGCCATGCTGCGAGAAGTGCAGAAAGAGATAAAGACCCAGGCTCATTCGATTAAGCGGATCTCGTTAGACGAAGCCGGCCGGCGGCAGCCCCCGAAGCGCGAAGCTTCGGAGGCTGCGATGCCGGCCATGCTCAAGTTGACCGATGAGGAACGGGACTGGATTGAATCTTTTGTGTTCGACGGGACCAGCTTCAGGGCGTTCGGCCGTCAGGCGGAGTGTGACCCCCGCACCGCCAAGAAACTCCTCAAGAGCCGGATGAACAAGTTGCGGGACTTGGTGGAGGATGAGCCTTAGTCCGGGCCTCGAACATCCGCAGTCGATCTAGCACTGCCTGCCGGCCACGCTTGGCCTTGATGGCTTTGAGGAAAGCCTTGTGCTTGCCGAAGTAGTAGTCGATGGGGTAGCCCAGCGCCCGTGAGTGCAGGGCGTAGAGCAGGAAGCCCACCCCGTAGTCGTCCCCGCAGAGACGCTTGACTCCCCGGTTGGCTAACTCCGACGCGATCACCTCGACAGCCTTGCCCGCCACGTACTCGGCGTGGATGGTGTCCATAAGCGCCCGCTCCTTGGGATCCTCGTCCAGGACCTTCGCCTTGCCCGTCCCCAGGATCCTGTACCCGGCGGGAGAACTCTTCCCCACGGGCTG